CCCTCCGGGGTATGCGCACGGTTCGGTCGGTTTTTTGCCACGCTTTGCGTGGCACCGAACCGGCGCAGGTATAATATCTGCGGATATTATACCACATATTTCTACATGAAATCATTCAGTTACTTCCGGAATCCCCGCTATTGATGTTAGTCCGGACAATACTCCGGCCAGCGCGGATGCAGATATGACCATCCTCCAGTCTACCGCACCCATAGCCGCCGCCGTACCGATGGTAGCTAGAGAGGTCTGAGCCATGGTTTTTATTGCTCTCACGCCTGCGGCCCTCATCCATTTTCTTGTATCTACGGATACTTTAAATACACAATTCCGAAACATCATTTTCCTCCTTCTTTTTTGGCCAGGTGTAATTCCCGGATTTCTTCATACATTTTCGTGATCATCCCAGTTCCGCCGAGTTCATGATACGCCCCATACATCTCTGTAAAATTTTCATATGCGTAAGAAGGGATATCTCCCTGCTTCATATATTTATCATGGTACTCTATCAACTGAACCCGAAGCAGAAGCATCGTCCCTCTGCTGTTTGCGTCCCTGTCCTTCTTCTGGTTCTGAAGAAGCCATACGATATAGCCCAGCAGGACAGGCAGCGCAACCGTATAAGTCTGCATAAGTACTTCTTTCATGAATGCCTCCTATATTTCCGCAAAAGAAAAAGACCGTTCCAGGCCTTATTTAATATTTATTACCCCATTTTAAGTGGGCGCCCTGATCATAGAATCCCCCCTTCTTTAAAGAACAGCTATCCACTGGACGTTCGGAGATAACGCATCAGACGAACGGTTGATAACCCTCAGAACACAGGTTGTGGATGTAATATCTTTTACGGCCGCGATAATCTGCCCGTAATTTGTGTTTGTGGTGCTGCTGTAAATCCCTGCCACTACGGTCGGTGTGCCGCTGAAGCTTTTGGGAAAGGTTATTTTTTGTTCTGCAATAGAGTTTGCGCCAACATTAAAGGTATGAGAGCCTCTTTGTATCTGAGGGAGTTCAAACCCTCTCCCGTCTATAAATTTACCTTCTTTTGTAAATACAAAACCGAATATTGCGTTATTGTACTGACGGTACAGCCGGAAATCCTCATTATGAGCATCCATTTCCCAATATGCTCCCTGGGGGGAGGTCAGACGCAGATTCCCTCCTTCCCCGTCTGTACGGATGTTCACTTTATCCCCCACATTAAGCGCTCCGGTAAGCTTTCCTCCGGACAGGGGAAGGTATTCTCCCGGAATCAATCTTTTCCATGCGGTATAGCCTTTCCCTGTAACATAATGCCGTATAATTTCTATACATTCATCTGCATTGGGGATAAGTCTCTGCTTAAAGTAGTCCCCGGTGGTATCCCCTGTGATACGCTCTACAATAAGTTTGAAGCCAGAACCAGTCCACGGACAGTTCTTCAGCGTTTTACTTCTCGCCTCATTTGTGGAGACATAGTTTCCGAAGTCTGTATAGCTGTTCAGGTCTGCACCGGATGGTATCTCTGCCGCATCCTTCAGGGAATAATAGCCGCTGTTTACCTCTGACTTTGTGTAATACCGATCATCATGGGTATGACCTGACGGCGGGAAGGTACCTGGTTTATCCTGGATGGTGGACCAGGTATGTGTGTGGGACGTGTCCGATTTCCCATTCAGTGCTTCCTGCACAGCGGTTGAAACGGGTTTATCCATATCAGATGTATTATCTACATTTCCCAGGTCTATTTGAAGCTTATTTACACTGTGCGGATTCTTTTTGCTGCCTATATGAGCCATCAGTTCAGATACTGCTTTTTTTATCTTCCCGAAAGCCAAAAACAGGCTTTCTCCGGCTTTTAACTCTGTTAAGTTCCAGGACTCTTCGTATTGTGGGTAGAGTATCTTTTGAATATCCTCTGCCAGTGCATATTCACCCATCTCTATGTTAATAGTAACCATTTCCGCATTGCTGACTCTTGTATAATATTCCTGTATATAGCTTATAGGATAAGTATTATCCGGCAAATAGTCCGCCTCTGCTGCAACGGCAATAGAATATAATATACCGTCTGTGCCGGCGTCCCCCTTCTTCCTTGCAATGATTCCTATCTCCGTCATTCGGTAGCCTTCAGAAAGATTGTCATTTCTGATTACGGATTTCAGCACTACGGCCTGCTGCCTGGTTGCCAGAACACTGCTGAAACCAAAATCCTGTTTAGGTGCTTTTAAACTGGTTCTTTCCCTCAATGCTTCTTTTGATTTTTCTGTATCTTCATATTCTCCATTCCCAATAACCATCTTTACAAATTCTATTGTGAAGCCTTCTGCTATAGATGATGCGATAAGGTTCGCTCCTTCATTGGTAAGAACGGCATTTTCAAAACGAGCCATAATCCTCCTCCCTTATGCTTGATCTTCCCTGCGTCCGGAAATAACCTGCAGAATAAATATCACCCCAGTATTGGCGGTCTAGTTCTATCCTTTCAAAACGAGATCTCGCATTTTTTACAGTGTGTATAATTTTCATAAAGAGCTCAATATTTTCTTTAGTAATAAGTGCGTCTGTCCAAATTTTGAAAAAAAATGGTTTTCCTCCATACTTAAACCATTCTTTTACTTTTCCGGTTCCAAATACTGTAGTTACAAATTCCTCCATGGCCTGGCGCGTTCCGAGTTTTATATACCAATAAATAGCATTTGTAATCAATTTCCGCTTTATATCGGGTGTAAATTCTGCGCTGTAGAAAAGAACACGATTTTCCACTGCCAGAAAATCAAGCTTATCATCAGATACACATTCCAGGTTGGCCCATATATAGACACGATTTAAACGGTCAAAATACTTCTTTTTCTGCTGGTCAAAGGCATATGAAAGAGCTATCCGTTCTGCTGTTTTCATTTCCGCTGGAAGCGCGTTTTCCGTGCGGTAGTCTACAAGCTTAATCATCTTCTATACCGCCATATATAAATTCGACGTTTGTTTCGATGGCGATTGCCGTTTCAGGAACCCGCGTAAATACCGGTGAAGTTATTACAACGCGCTTTCCGCCGGCGGCGCGGACGAATTCCGTCAATGCATCCGGATTAATATCCCGGCCTATCTTCGTTCTCTGCCAGTTCAAATAAGTCTCCTTTGCAGATTCGATTGACTCTTGAATCGTCTTGACATTATTCAAGTCACTCCGGGCAATATAATAAACCGCTTTTAGATCGTAATTCACTACATCAGGCGGCGCAACGAAATCATGATCCGTCAGCGGAATAATCGGATTTTCTTTCAGGTATTGCAGGCAGTCAGAACAAAATGTCTGACTGGGAAGAGTGCCGCCGGTTAAAAGAATACGAATGTCAACGACGGCTTCTGTTGGTTCGTAAATCTTCACATCCTCTATTGCGGCGCTGTTATACTGCTTCACCCAGTATTCATAAGCATCGGCCGGGCCGGCCACGGAATAGGAAGAAGGTGCCAGGAAGATTCTTTCACGGAAGCTTTCTTCAGACTCTTCGCCGGTTCCTCCGTCTGATTTCGTAATATTTGTAACTGACGCAACATAAGGAACCGGATCGACGATTGTCTCAATCTGGCCGATAATATATTCGTTTCCTACTGTCCCGGCCGTTTCGCAAGTACAGTCAATATCGACGAAGGAATCACCAGCCTCTACTTCCGCATAATCGTTCGTTGCAAAATAAACGCCATCGCCAGCCGTAATTCTGGTTCCTTGCGGAATACTAATCACATCTTTTCTTACTTCTGAAAGCGTAAATCTCGCCATTACAACTGCCGGTTTCGGCTCCTGAATAAAGGTTTTCTTGAAGGCACCTAAATGCCTTAAAAAATTTCCCTTTGAATATTTCAAAAGATTCATTTTTGCCGCATGATCCAATATTTGATACATTTGATAATATTGTCCGGCTTCAACTCTTAAATGAATGTGTTCCTTGTCTCCAGGCCGAAGCGTAGTTTTCCGGCCGGTTACTTCCTGATACTTCTTTTCATAATCTGTGATCATTTCGTTTAAAATTTGTTCGTAAGTTATATCATTAATGAAGGAAATATCAGGCAGACTATAAAGTTTTGAAATTTCATTCGCCATTATAAACTAACACCACCTTTGGAATTATATTTCCGGTGCCGCCTGACACCACAAAAGACACTTCTTCCACAACCGCGCGCGGCTCGAACTCGTCTATCAATTCCATAGCGCTAACTGTATATCTTTGCTGCGCAATATAGGCTGGCTGTGAAATTATATCTGGATCTAATCCTATTTCGCGGTTCATGGGAATTGTTCCTTTTATCATCGTTAAAAGAAACAGGCACTTGTCAAGAATTTCTTTCCTTAACCCTACTTCATATGCCCCATTTAATACAATTTGTACGCCATCAATCACTAACATGAAAGCAACCTCATTTTAATAGTATTCTGTGGCTGTTACCGAAATTTCAACCGAAACAAGTTCACCACGGTTCCATACTTCCCGGTAATCTTCGTCTATACTGTCAATCGTCCATTTCCCGCCGCCTACCTTGTGTCCGCCGAGCACAAACGGACAAATTTTCCCCTGTTCACAATAAAGCGTTATTTTATGGACCATTTTCCAAGGTTTTACACCGTGACCGGCGACAAATTTCATTTTGAAAGAAACGCACTGATTCTTTGGCCCCTCAAATTCCCGCTCTGATTTCTTTTTATAACGTTTGTGTTCTGAATAGCTGGCGGAAATCGTTCTTTTCAGATTATTAAATGTGCAAATTCTTTTGTCGTTTGTTTCAAATATGATTCGCGGTATTTCGGTTTCAATCACCCAAACCCGGGAGTTCTCGAGGACGGTATCCACGGCTACGAGGTCTGGGTGACTATTCCAGCCGATATGGACGTTTCCTGTTGTATTTATTGTCTTGGCCTTAATTCCCCCGTCAACACTCAAATCGCCGCCGATTTCAAGGGATTCGATGTGTAAGGAATGAGTAATAATATCCATGTGCTGACTTTCGTAATCGTACCGTATAAAGGAACCATCCCTAAAATCTTTCCTCCAGATTCCTTTTTTTCCTTCGACAGGCCTGTTCTGCTCTGTGTACGGAGGAACTAATATCATGCCCCTTGTGCCTCCGTTCTGAAGATGAATCACATAAACAAGCGTGTCAATTTCCGGCATGTTATACTCATTCGACCACACCGGCATATATGAGGATGTTGAATTGTCACGATCTTTATATACGACTTGCGCCGTTCCATCCTCATAATTCACGGCTGATATATAACCGGCCCGGATTGTATCAGACATTTCTTTTTCCCCCTTTACGGAATATTTAGCACGGTTCCAGGATAAATCCAATGTCCGTTACTGGATGATGATCGCCCGTGCGCCTTTGCTGCTGATTCTATGGTTCCGGAATTCATGTTGTATATCTGCATATACTTAGTGCCGGAACCTAATTCTTGCGTACTGATTTTCCATAACGTATCACCGGAAACAATCGTGTATTTCTTTTCGGACGTGGATGAGCCCGACACCTTTTTGACTGTCTTTCCGGAATCTACCTTTGCAACGGTAACGCCCTTTATAATCACGCACAGATGCAATTCAAGCGAACAATTATAACCGCCGCCCGAATCTTTATCATGTGTGACGGTGTCAATGTAATACTTCCCGTCCAGCTTTCCGAAGCCTTCCAGATTGCAGCATTTACTGGCAACATATTTTGTATCGCCTTTTAATTTAATGCTGGCTGTCTGGCAAGCCAGGTTATTTTCTAATAATTTGGCTTTTGCCTTAATCTCCGCGTCTTGCAGACTTTCCGCGGATTCATTCAGCTTCAGGATCCTTTTTCCTTCGCCGATCAAATATTTATACGTCAATGTTTTATCTTTTTTAGAATCCGTATAGCTGATCTGTACCCCGTCATAAGCCAGCGTCATTTTCTTTTTTATACGCCAGCTTTCAACCTGTGTTTTTTTAATTGTCAGGCTTGCCTTTTTCTCTTCGTAATCTGTCTGATCGAATACAACGATTTTTCGGTTATATAGTTTCATTGCCAGGTTATAGGACGAACACAATTCAAACGCAAAGGCTTGATTTGTTTTTCCGGATTGCTCTAATTCGTCAATCGGATAATCCTGACCGGAAAAATAAAGCCCGACCCCGGCGGCCGCCGCAATTTCTTTCAGAATTCCCCTCACCGTCGTTTTTTTCCAGGTTTTAGATTTTTCAGTTACATTAAAATCTTCCTGGATCGGTGTCGCAATACCTCCAATCGAAGCCACGGACGGCGGACCGGAAAATTCCAGATCGTCAATCATGAAAAATCCACAATTATATTTCCGGTTATCCCCTTGGGAGCTCCAATTTGTCAGCCGGATCGTTGTCTGAACATTATCCCCCTGGACAGGAATCCAGTTTCCCGACCATTTCCCGCTTCGGTCATTCAGCTTTAATTTTACCGTGTCAGCCTTTCCGGAAGCGTTATCTACATACTGGAAACTTTCTATGTAATCCGTTATTGTCCTTGTTATATCCTTATCGTTGTATTTCACCACAACGTAGGACTGTCTGGCGTTCATGGCTTATAATCTCCATTCTGGAATATCTTCATCGTAATCCTCCTGAGGTTCAGTGATGAAAACTTTCGTTCCGGCTGAAAATACATAAATATCTAAAAGTGTCGGATTACCGGAAAACAAAAGGCTGATGTATTTTACATCCCCGTAAAACTGCCAGGCGATATAATCCCACATATCGCCCGCCACTGTTGTATACATTCTGTTTTCGTCCAATACATCAGCCTCCCTTTAATGTGCCATACTCGATCGGCCATTTTGCCAGTTATATTCTTCCATCATGCGGTTGAAATCAGCCTGTGACATTTGAAGCGCCTGCTGCACGTCCTCTTGTTTCGCGTTCCCCTGAATCGTAATTTGTGGCGAAAAAATAATTTTCTGTAAATGATCGGCCGAGCTGTTATCGTTTGACCGGTTCACGGTATTATTATTTGTTATGTCACTGTAAACTTCTTTTGCCCTGGAATCCACACCGGCCGCTGCCGATTGCTGCATTCTTTCCAATCCGGCCGCATCCTGTGTTGCCTGTACAAACAGCCCGGACTTATTTGAATGTTGCTGTACGGCTGCGGAAACGGCGCTATCTAAGTGATTCCAGAACGGCTCCAGCGGAATAATACCTTCAGGGCCGGCTTCGCCGCCAACCATACCGAAAAGTGTCGGATCATTCATAATTCCACCCGCCGCATAATATGAAACGGAAAAATTCGGAACTTTTACCTGCGCATCACTGGAGCCCTGTGTGCTATACGATACTGATATATGCGGCAAACGTGGACGCGGAACCGTGATTGTCATGTGTTCAAACGCCGCCTTGATCTGCTGTGCTGTATTCATTGCCGCGTTGACCGCATATGAATGAACCCCGCTCCATGCGTTGGCGAATGCTCCGCGATATGAAGCCCATGTTGCCATGATTGTGTATTGTGCCGTTCTCCATAATGAAATAAATTGCGTTGTCGTCGTCGCCGTATCGGTAATAACAACTGTCTGCACTCCGGAAAATGTCGTTTGTACATTTTCCCGAAATGCCGCCATAGGCGCGGAAACAACCGAAAAAGCCGCTACAAATCTTGCCATTGCCGCCGCTGCCATAGATGCGGATGTTCCCATTGAGGCCGCCCCAGCGCGAAAGGCTGTAATCGCCGTCACCGCTGCTAAAAGCGCCGTCCCGGTTCCTGCCGCTCCGGTTGTTACTAAAAGCAAGGCCGCACCCAGCGCTGCCGAAGCTGCCGATGCCGATGCGGATGCCGCTGCAAACGGCGCGATCGCTGTCGTTACCGGTGCAAATGCAAGGGCTAATTTTCCCATGCTTGTAATCATGCCGGACGATGATTCCCGAAGGGAATTGATACCAGCCGCTCCAGTGTCAGCGCTGGCCGCAATCACCGCTATCGCCGATGCTACCGTTGCTATTTCCAGGGCCAGCGGCGCAAATGCAAGATCCGCCGAAGCAGCCGCAAGTGCAAGCGCTCCGAAGCCCAATCCAGCCGCCCCCGCCCCTGCTCCGGCTAATGCTGCGCCCGCTGCAAATACCGACATTGCGGCTCCTAATTCCATGATAGCAGCCGCGCCAGCCGTGCCATATTGCGCCAGAGCCGGAAGCGCCGCGTAAATAATAAGCATTGCGGCCGAGCCCAGCATTGCCGCTGTGCTCACAACCGCCAGAGCTGCGCCGAATGCTGCCAGAGCTGCGGCGCCGGCTAATAATAAGGGCGCCAGCGCACCAGACGCCGAGCCGAATGC